TCTACTGTGTATGCTCCTGAAGTTGAATTTTTTAAAATATAAAAAGTTTGAACATCAATTGGTATTCTAACAACTTGGTTACCTGTGATTGTACCAGTAAACTCAATCATCCTGTGTGCAAGTTCTGCATTTAATGATCCATCGCTTACTGTTAAATCAGTATTTTGTGCTCCACCAGCTATTGATTTTTGTATGTACCCACCAGTTATTTGTTCAATAAGTTGTAAATTTGTATTAGTTTTAGTCCCCCATGTACCGGCGTTTTCACCAGTTGCTTGAAGTTCTACACCTAAAGGTGTGTATGTTGATGCCATAAATTATCTCCTATTATGCAGCGTCACTATAACTTGTATTTGATCCAGTTGCAACATCCGAATATGTATCATTCGATCCAGTTGAAACGTTACTATAAGATGTATTTGATCCAGTGTCAACATCGCCATAAGCAAATATATCAACCGTTCCTATATTAAATGTAGCAGATTGACCTGTTAATCCAACTTGTATATCTGCTAAAGATATTGATCCTACACTAGCACTAAAAGATTGACCAGTTAATCCTAGTCCTTCTTCTATGGTTAAAGATCCAACACTTGTAGTGGCTGATTGACCAGTCGGTTGTGCTACTGCACCACCTAAACCAATGATAGATCCCAAGCTAAATGATGCGGATACACCTGATAAAAATACTACATCATTTGGTATTGTAACTGTTCCTAAACTAGATGTTATTGATTGACCTGTTAACTGTGCTTCTTGTGAAGATATACCTTGAGCTGTACCTTGAGCTGAAGTTATAGATAAACCAGAAGGTAAAACTGTTTCGTTAGGTGCAAAGGCTGTACCTTGTGAGGCTGTAAATGATTGACCTGTTAAACCTACGGTCATATCATTTGGTGTTAATACACCAACAGATGCTGTTATAGCACTAGAACTTAAACCTTGTGTTTGATCATTTGGATCAATAGAACCAACAGAACCAGAAAAAGATACACCTTCTATATTTACGGGAACAAAAGCTTCACCTTGTGAAGATGTAATTTCTTGACCTGTTGGTGTAAATACTACGTCAGGAACATCAACAGATCCAATGCTAGAAGATATAGATATACCAGTTAATGTAATAGTTTGATCAGAAAGATCTCCCCATCCGCCTTCACCACTCCAAGATTGTGCTCCCCAACCAGTTTTTAAAGTTGCGTCAGCATTCCAATTAGCTTGGCCCCAGGTAAACCTGCCCCATCCTGAAGTCGTCGACATGGTCGACCTCCTATGCTAATCTGATGATTGCGTTACTAGCGTCGTTTGCAGGAAACTCAATTTTAAAAGTTCCGTTACTTGCTGTTTTGTCACCGCCGAATGCGATGATAGCAACAGCATCTGTAGTTGATGAACCACCGTTTGTTGTCGTATTATAAATCATTGCACCGTTTGCAGTAAAAGAAGCTGATGTATAAGTTACATCAGAAAAATCTGTAAATGCAGTTGTTGAAGATAATGATACACCAGAGTTTGTTAAAGTTGCACCACCTGCAGAATATGCAGATCCTGATGTATTTGTAATTTCTTCTGATGTAGAATAATCAGTAGTAGCTGCCCCTAAACTTGCACCACTATCAAATAGTGCTAATTTAAAAGTGTGACCACCTGAAGATTCAAAACTGTGTTTGCCCTGTAAAAGTTCTTGTTTAAAACTAGAACATATTGCTGATGATATTGCCATAATTTATTCTCCTACGGGTTTGCTGAGTTTATCGGTATTCTAACTGCTCCGTCTGTGTAGTCGTCTCTTCGTCTTCTACCAACTTGCTCGTTAGCAAACTTCTGTACTTCTTGTTTATATTTATTTTCATATAAAGTCAACATGTCTATCGGGCCTTTTAAATATCCATATGCCTCTGATAAACAACAATATAATAGTCCATTTGGAAAATTAAGGCTTAGATAATTAGTATCATTGTTTTCTAAAATACCTGCCATTTTATTAAAATGAATTCTAAATCTATAAGTGGTATTTGGTGTAGGAGCTACAAATATTCTACCTGATGTAGTATCTGTATTACCAGTTGCACCACCAAACATAGCATAATATTTAGGTTGACCTTGAGCTGCGGAGGTTCCTGTCACATCCTGATATTCTTGAAGATAGGTCATATCTTTTTTCTCTAGCCATCTATTAGCTCCCGTAATAGCTGATCCGTTAGTATCATAAACTTGTATACCTCTAACAAATAAACATCCAGCAGGTGCATTTATAGATTCTTGACCTGCCACAAAATTACCTAATTGTTGTTTTTTATCTGCATCAATAGGCACATCTCTCATAATTCTATATTGAGCATTTAATAATATATTTTCTAAAACAGCATCCGTTAATACATTAGAGTCTGTTTCTGTATAACTTCTAATTTGTGTTTTTAATCCTGATGCACTTAGTCCTGACATTATTCAGATCCTTTTTTATGTTTTCTATTTATCTTATCTTGTTTGTATGTAGGAATATCTGGTTCTGGCATGTCTTCATATAATTCTAAATGCTCATCCTTACATGCACATTGTTTAATACCAAATAATTTACAAATAAAATTTTTTAATTTTTTTATCATGCTTCTATTGTTACTGGTCCTGCAGACACAGTTGGTCCTCCTGAATCTTCTGTTATACTAGGAGTTGCACCTAGTGTAAACGTATATTTATCTGTTGTAGTAACTGTTATACTAAAACCACTAGAATTTTCATAAGTTGTAAAAGCCACACCTCCAGGGCTACCTATAACATTTCTAAATCTAACAGTATCACTTGTTGATCTACCATGATTAGGTTCTGTGACAGTGATTGTTTGTGATCCTGATGTAATAGAAAAAGGATTGTTTTTTAATAATGCAGCAACTGCAGGTTCATTTCTTCCCGGTCTTACATGTCGTAAAGATATCGAATCACCATTCATAGGTTTTGGTTCTAATTGTGGTTGCTTTGGTTCAAACTCCGATACATGCACAAACGATCCATTCCATTCTCTAACCATTTCTTTGTATGGAAATTCCATACCAGATCTATCTGATATTGCTTTTGCATATTTACCTGTTGCGTATTTTGCCATTATGATCCTGGGTAGTAAGCTTTTGGTGTAATGTATGTACTAGAAGCTGAACCATCTTCTGCTAAAGCTCTAGCAAATTCATCTTCATATGCTAGTTTTGTAGCTTGAAGTAATTGTGGTTGATATTTTTGTGCTAAATAATAAGCTAATCCTGAAACCATACAAGGAACAAATCTAAAAGGAACGTCAGTTGCATTCGTATAATCTCCTACATCTTGAATTCTTTTTATATAATAAATATGCATATCTTTAGATGCATTACTAGAATCTGGTGTTGGATAAACGTGTATTCTAACTTTATCAATAAATCTTTCTACCCAATATTGATTAGGTGTTCCTTTAGATAATTTATTAGAAAAACCTGCATAAGTAGATCTGTCTACTTTAGTCATTGGACTATCTGATTGTGTAGTTTGAGTTCTATTAGATCTTAATTGTGCTTCAAGGACATCGGATATACCATAAACACTTGCTGGTGTAGAAGTAGCACTTGTGCCGTCATCACTTGATCTAAAAAAATCATAGTCTGATTGTCCTTCAATTAAATCAATATTAAGATCTGCTATTTCCCAATAGTGAATACCTCTATTACCCCACTCTTGAAATAATATATTTAAAGATCTTCTTGCTGATTTTAATTGATATCCAGCTACGTTTTGTAATCCAATACGTTCAAAAGCATCTTCTACTATTTCATCAATAGCAAAAGTTTTATCGAACGTTGCTGTTCCAGAAGTAGTATTAGCCATTTAAACTCCTACGACTCGTAAATTTTAATCCACTCACAAACGATTGTACCTGTATCTCCTGCTGCACAAGCTGGTAAAACGACGTTTACATCACCAGTGAATCCACTAGCTTCTGTGTTTTTTAATCCGCCAAAACTAGAATAATCATATTCCATTTCACCCGCTAAAGTTTGAAATACAACATCTGTTGTTGCATCCCATTGCATTCTGATTGCATCAGCTGGTGCTGTTACAGAAACATTAAAACTAACTTTATTTAGTCTTACAGTTTTGCAAGTTTTACCATTGTTTGATGCTAGTCCAGAAACATCAACTATTTTAGTTGTGCTTCCAGAGTTATCAGAAACCACATTGAAATGTGTGATTAGTTTTTTTGATCCGTCAAATACAGTTGTATTTAATACTGTGTCTGCCATGTTTTTGTCCTCCTTTTAAAGGACGCCT